TCAAAATCAAAGTCCTGTTCCAATTTGCGTTTCTGTAACTGCTGGTGCATCAGGATCAACAGGTGACACGCTCGGCGCATGGCTTGATTGGGGTACAGGCGAACAATACATCATCGGTACGCAAACGCCAGCGAAACAATATGTGAGCATAACGTTTATGGTCCCGCCTGGGGTTTATTACAGAGTAAGAGGATACGGATATTACATAGACATTATTGCTATTTGGTCTGAATACGGTTTAGGAGTTGCGGCATAATGAGCAGATTCTTCACACTAACTCTTGTCCCTCCTGTTGGCGCTTACATTGGAGAAACAGCCTACGGTGAGTTTCTCTATCACGGAACTTCAACCGTTGTGCCAGTGTATAGCGATTCAGCCTGCACTCAGCTTATAGAACAGCCGATTAGCATCTCTACTGGCCTTGTAGAGTGTTATTTCGTTGATGGATCAATTGACTACGATTTCCGCATAGCTGGCGGCAATCTTGTTCGTATCCATACGATTACGAATATTTTTACTTTGCCTAGCACGATCTGGGATATGGCGATTACGCTGTGGCAGGACAATCCATTAACCTGGGATGCTGTATCGCCAGTACCAGTTAGCACTAAGACTGCTCAGAATGTCGGTCAAATGTATACCGGCAATGACATTATTCGCGCTGCAATGCGATTGATACAGGTGTCAGCGGTTGATACGGATCTGACCGCTCAAGAGCTACAGGACGGTCTTGAATCGCTTAACAGGATGCTTGATAGCTGGTCAGCAGATGAATTGACACTGTATCAAGTCATCCGTGAACAATTCCCGTTGGTGTCTGGTCAGAATCCCTACAGCATGGGCTACGGTGGCAATTTCAACACCAGTAGGCCAATGAAGATTGTTGATGCGTATCTGATCCTCAACAACGGATCAATCCCTGTCAGTTATCCAATGCAAGTGCTTGGATATGATGACTACAACGCAGTACGCCTCAAGACTCTTAGCACAAACTTTCCGAACTACATTTACTATCAGCCGTCTTTCCCGCTGGCTGACGTGTATATCTATCCTATCTTTGCGCCAAACGATCCAAGTACGCAAGGGCCAGCTTATATCAATCTGACTAGCTGGAAGCCGTTTGATATGGTGCTAGATCCGACTGCATATATGTCATTCCCCCCTGGCTACTGGGAAGCAATTGTATTTAATCTTGCAGTGCGGATAGCGGAGGAGTATCAGTTCGACATTCGTCCTACAACTGTTCAGTTAGCTGTGAATGCGCTAAAGCGTGTTAAGCGTTTGAATCAGCGCACTGTAACATTGCAGACTGATGTGGCGTTAATGAATACGTCTCAATTACGTTATAATATATACTCGGATGGGTACGGACGATAATCATGCCTGAGACAATGCAACTTCCGATCCTTGGCCCTGGTGTTGCAGGACGTTCTCGCGCTGTTACTGCTCAGAAACGCCAGAATCTGTTTCTTGAAATCAAGCCTGAGAAAGACAAGTCTAATCTTGTCGCTTACGGCACTGCTGGCCTAAAGAATTTCCTTGATCTGGGCGCTAATCCTATCCGTGGCCTCTGGTGGTATCAGGCTATTAATCGCTTGTTTGCGGTTGCCTACGATCAGCTCATAGAAATATACGCAGATGGCACTACGTTCAATCGTGGAACGCTGAACTCAACATCAGGCACTGTCTCAATTGCTGACAACGGTACTCAAATGATTATCGTTGATGGCTCTGCTGGCTATATCTATCAGCCGACTACTGGCGATCTGCAATACACAACATCAGGTTTTGTTGCGACGATTTACGAAACACTGACTACGCGCAGGACGGGCCAAAAGATCACGATTACTGGCGATCAGTACGTGCATAGCGGTACTTACACGGTTTCATTGATCCAGACAAACGCGCCGGATCTGATTACAAGCACTGAGTACGTTATTGAATCTGTTGGAACGTCTGACTTTACTCTAGTCGGCGCTCCGTTGAATGAAGTTGGCGTTGTGTTTACTGCCACTGGCCCTACGACTGGTACTGGCGTATGCACTAGCGCAAATAGTTTTCATATTGGCATTACGCCAGTCGGTGTTCATTCCGGCAAGATTCAGATTGTCAATAACTTTAGGCCGATTAGATCAGCGTACACGGGTACAAACTTTCCAGTAGCGACTACGGTTACGTTCCTAGACAGCTATTTTATTGTCAACGTTGTAGGCACTAAGCAGTTCTGGATGTCTGGTCAATATGATGGCTTCTACTGGAATCCGTTACAGTATGCAAGCAAAGAAGCGTACACAGATAACTTGCAGGCTGTCACTGTTGACAATGGCTGTCTTGTCCTGCTCGGCGCTGTGTCACAAGAATACTGGCAGAACACTGGCGCATATCCTTTTCCATTGCAGAGAATTGCTGGTTCTCCGACTGATGTAGGTCTGGTTGCGATCAGGTCATATTCTCGATGTGCAGGCCAATTGATGTACCTTGGCCGTTCTAGACGCGGCGGTATATCTGTTGTGCGGGTTGAAAACTATCGTTGCGTACCGGTATCAACGCCTGATCTTGACTACAATTTTCAGACGTATGAATCACCAGAAGATGCAATTGCGTACTCTTACCGCCTTGCAGGACATGATTTTTACGTTATTTCATTCCAGGCAGCTAAAAAGACATGGATGTATGACGCAACGTCTGATGTATGGTCTGAACTAACGTCTGGTGCTGATGAGCGTCATTATGGTCAGCGCGGTACGCAGTTTGAAAATGAAATCTATGTTTCAGACTATCGTAATGGCAATCTCTACAATCTTGATCCGACAACTTACACGGATGACGGTGATTACATTGCTAGAGAACTAATTACGCCTCATTTCTTTGCTAGCACATCGTTCAACAAACTCCATATATACAGACTACGACTGGACATGGAGCAAGGCACTGGCGATGCAACTAGGCTCATGCCTACGCAAGTTGAGGTGTTTTTGACTGCTGAAGATGACAGCATACTGGATACGGAAATTGGACAGGACATTATCTCAGGCTATGCAACTGAGGATGTGCCAATGATTTATAACCCGCAAGCTATGCTGCAAGTCAGCCGTGACGGTGGCTACACATACGGCAACGAAATGTGGACTAGCTTTGGTCAGGTTGGCGAATATCTAAAACGCGCAGAATGGCGTAGGCTTGGCGTTAGTCGTAACTACGTATTCAAATTCCGTATTACAGATCCTGTAAAGGTGGTTATGATGTCTGCGGCTGCATACGCAACTGAGGCTGCAAAATGAGTTTGCCAAAGGCTCCGTTTCAATCTGCGATTCAAGGCGCTGCAAATCTTGTTGAAGCTGTATGGCAACAATGGTTTGATCGAGTGCAAGAAATTATCAGTGCAAACACAAGCTCAGGGCCAACTGCCGGTAGGCCAACACAAAATCTGTTTGTCGGCCAGCAATACTTTGATACGGATTTAGGAAAGCCAGTTTATTGGAATGGTTCAACTTGGATACATTGGTGATTTATGCCGCTTAAAAAAGGATCTTCAAAAGCCACTGTGCAAGCTAACATCAAGAAAGAAATTTCTGCGGGCAAAAAGCCGAGTCAAGCCGCAGCGATTGCTTACTCAAAAGCTAGAGAATCTAAACCCGGATGCTGCAAGAAAAAGTAAATACTGATCTTGTTCCTGCTGGCATAAAGCGCATCGAGTCATTGCGCTATGCAATGGAGGAGTCCTGCAAACGTGGTCTGATGGAGGAATTTGAACCTCCATTGGATCATTTGTTTTGTAAAGGACTGTATGCTCGTCGTAATTGGGTCAAAGGTGGCGTAACAATTATCACTAAAGTTCATGCAAAAGAGCATGTATGTATAGTGCTATATGGAACATGCCATGTTTATAACGAACAGGGCAAAAAGAGTATAATTACTGGGCCTGATATGTTTATCACTAAGCCTGGTACGCAAAGAGCGATTTATTGCGAAACAGACACTAGCTGGATCAATGTGCATTGCTCTAATACGGACTCAGTTGATGAAATTGAGGAAGAGATATTCACAGAGACTTACGCTGAATATCAGAAACGAATTGAATTATTAGAGGCATAGCTATGGCTGGTGCAATTATTGGTGGAACAATCGCCGCTGCCGGTTCTCTTGCTGGTGCTGGTATGGGAATGGCTTCCAGTAGCGCGGCCAACAAAGCTAATCAAAAAATGATGGAACAGATATGGGCGCTTGCACAGCAAGGTGCGGCTCCGTATCAAAAGTTCGGCAAAGCTGGTATGCAAATGTACCAGAAAATGCTACCAGAACTTTTAGCCCAATCTCAGTATCAACAATACACGCCTGAGATGTATAAAGAATCGCCATTGTATACGCCAATGGTGCGTAACTTGGCTGAATTGCAGGCTACTCCAGGTTATCAGTTTCAGCTTCAGCAAGGACAGAAAGAACTAGGCCAAACAGCGGCAGCGCGTGGTGGATTGCTTTCTGGCGCACAGTTGCAAGCAGCACAAGGCTTTGGCCAGAAACAGGCCGCTACTGGTTTCCAAGACGCATGGCAAAGAGCGCAGAATGCGTACATGAATGCGTTTAATACTTACAACGCAGGACAGTCAGCGCAACGTGCTGGCGCAGCGCAGCAGGCCGGTATGCTTGGTGACATTACGAAAATGGGTTACACCGCTGCTATGGGTCCGACAGCGGCTGCACAGGGCATGTATCAGCCAATGGCCGCATCTAATCTTGCTACTGGTGAAAACATGGCAAACATCGGAATGGCCGGTGGTCGTGCATTAGGCAATCTTGGCGGAAGTTTGTTTAATTCAATGTATAACTCTGGCGGTCAAGCGCAGTTGCCGACTGGAATGATGCCTATGTTTGGTCAAACCCCGACAGGCAGTTTGTAGGAGCTTATTATGCCATTGTCTCAAATGCTTTTAGAAGGTCTAGCCGAATCTGGTGATATTGGCGGTTGGCAAGAACGTCAGGCCAAGCATCAAATGTCATTGCTTGATTTGCAGGAAAAGCAGAGAGCTATGGCTGATGCTCAGAAACTGCGTGAACTTTATGCTTCAAATCCAAATGCTAGTTTTAGTGAAGCAGCCGCTATTGATCCTGCTTTTGCTCAGAAAATGCAGCAATTCAACAATGAGCAAATGCTGCGTCAATTTCAGATACTGGAGTCTCAGGGCAAAATTGAAGAAAATCAGCGCAAAACCAAGGAAGCCAAACAGCACACGTTTGCTAATACGCTTGGCCCATTGATTGAAAATTGGCAAGAATCTCTTGGCGGCAAACAGCCAACAGCTCAGGATCTTGAAACATTCAAAGGCCGTCTTGGTGGCGCATTGAAGTTTCTTGATGAAACATACGGATATAAACCGGATGTGCCAATTGATCCATATCATCCTGAGCAAGTTCTTGGCACTGCTGAAAGTCTTGGATACGCGTCTAGAAGGGCTAAAACTTCACAGGAAGCGCAATTAAGAAATTTGCCGCCACAAATGTCTTCAGGGCAATACTATGGAGAACAGCATGTGACTCCAGAAGGATATGCGGTGCGTACTCCGGGCATGGGAGGTCAGCCGCCTGCAAGAATGCCGCAACGTCCTATGCAAATTCCTGCACAAGCTCCCACGACTCAAGAGGATGTTACTGAGCCACAGTTACAGGCATACATTGCAAGTCTTCCAGAAGGACCGGACAAGCAGCGCTTGATGAGTGTTATTAGTCGTGGTCAATCTATGGCTCCTGGATCATCTTCAACTGTTGAAGTTACTCCAGAAGAGCTTGCGAGAATTCGCAAGTTTAATGAGGCTGAAAAAGCAAAAGCTGTTGAAACCGCAAAGCTAGAAGCTAACAAAGAACAAACTGTTAAACAGCGCGAGGAAATTCTTTCTAGCATTCCAGCAAGAAGTGAAATTGAAAGTCTTATTGATAAATCAATTGCGTCTGGCATTGAACAGCAAGTTAAAGGAAAGCTTGGTCCCGCTGTTGGGGTAAGTTCTGATGCTTTGTCTGCAACAAAACAGCTTGATGTGATTGCGCCTCAGCTTAAAAGCATCACTAAAAGTCTTGCTGGTGCTGGCGCTATTTCTGACTTTGAACAGAAAATGATGGCAGATGCTGCTGGTGCTATTGCTGATCCTAATGTACCGGCAGACGCAAGAAAAGCTGCATTTAGAACATTTATGGATATCATGGATAAGGCAGATAAATCTGCAAAACCAGCTCAAGGAGGATTACCAAGACCTGCAACCGCAGCAGAAGCTAGGGCACTTCCAAAAGGAACACAATTCATTGATCCTAACGGCGTTGTGAGGATAAACGAATGAGCGAATGGGATCAGTTTAAAACGGCTAACGATGATTGGTCCTCATTTAAGGAGGTTGAAAAAAAACTTCCAGAAAGCGTAGGATCTGTTGAACGTTTTTTAAAAGGCGCATCCGCTCAAGGCTACAAAGGCATGATGGGCGCAAAGCGTTTATTTATGGGTCTTTCACCAGAAGAGGAGCAAGCACTTGCTGGTCAAGCTGAATGGGTCAAACAGGCTGGTATGCCTGCAAAAGCTGGAGAAATCGTATCAGAAGCGGCAATGCTATCGCCAAGCCTTGCAATCTCTGGCGCTGGAATGTTGCCTGCGCTTCAACGCGCTTATACATCAGGTGGCTTATCTGCGCTATATGAACCTAGCGGAACGTATGGACGCGAAAAGTCAGGCGCTCTTGGTGCTATCGGTTCTCTTGTTGGTGAAGCTATACCTTATGCCGCTGGAACACTCACTAGAGCTATAGAGCCTTTAACAGAAGGCGGCAAACAAAACATTATTGCTAGGTCTTTACAGCGCGTTGTAGGTGAGAATGCGCCAAGTGTAGCCAGTCAGCTTGAAACAACTCGATCTGGCGTACCGGGCGTTCAATACACAGCATCAGAAGCCTCACCATCTTCTGGTGGATTAGCGGCTATGCAGCGATGGGCTGAACAAGCAAATCCTGAATCTTACTTCCAGAGACGCGCAGAAAATGTTGGCGCTCGACGCATGGCGCTACAGGATATTGCAGGATCTGAGGCACAAAAAGCCGCCGCTCTTGGCATGCGTGAATCTGTCACTAAGCCAATGTATGAAGAAGCTATGCAGCTTAGTGTTCCTGTAGATGAATCATTACGTGAATTGTTCAAGCGTCCAAGCATGCGTAATGCTCTGTCTCAAGCGCAAACAATTGCTGCTGAACAAGGTACGCCAATTCCTGCTGATTTGGTCAAAGCAATTGAGTCTGGAGAAGTTCCCGCTGAAATCTCAGGACAAGGCTTGCACTGGCTTAAGGTTGGTCTTGATTCATTGCGAGATGAAGCTAAAACATCACTTAGCAAGGCACAGCAAAATGCGCTTAAAGGCACTGTAAACGCTTTTGAAGAATGGCGCGGTCAGAACATTCCTAAGTACGCAGAAGCACAGGCAGCGTTTAGAGAGCTTTCTAGGCCAATTTCTAGAATGGATGTAGGGCAATCGCTTTATGAAAAGCTCGCGCCTGCGTTGTCTGATTTTGGACCAGTAACAAGAGAAAGGGCTGAATCTTTTGCTGGTGCATTGCGTGATGCGGATGTTACTGCTCAGAGGGCTACTGGGTTCAAAGGCGCTAAATTTGCGGACATTATGAAGCCAAGCGATCAGCAGACGTACTCTGCAATTGCATCTGATCTTTCTAGGCAAGCAGAATCCGCTAGCGCTGGACGTGGAATAGGATCTAACACATTCCAGAATCTTGCCATGCAAAGCCTTGCAGAACGCGCTGGTTTTCCTGGCACGTTGATCGGGAAAGTCACGCATCTACCTGGTATTGATTACGCATATACACGCGCTGAACAGGCAATGCAGAGAGAGCTTGCAGACATTCTGCTTGATCCTAAGAAGGCCGCTAAAATGCTTCGCAGACAACCGGGAACTTTATTGCGTTTGCTAGAAGCAGATTATGCACATGCTCCAGGCAGTGTCGCTGGCGCAGCTATTGCCTCATCATTGAACAGGTAAACATCATGTCCAACGCATATCTTTCTCCGATCCTAAATGACGCGCAATTCAGCGATGACGGTACGTTCCTAGCCGGTGGTCTTATCTGGTTCTATCAGGCCGGTACGTCTACTCCGTTGATTGCGTACACGACCCCAGTAGCTGATACGCCTTGGACTAATCCGATTCAGCTAGATGCGCGTGGTGAAACCGGAGGAGAAATCTGGCTAGCTGCTGGAAAGCCTTACAAGTTAATTCTTGAGGGGCCGCCAGAGTACGGACAGACACATGGTGTAGTGATTTCTACGTTTGACAATATCTCTGGTGTCAACGATCCCGGCACAACGTCTGTAGCTAACTGGGTTGCATTCTCTGGTACACCTACGTATTTGACTGCAACTACGTTTAACGTACCAGGCGATTACAGGACTGTGTTTTTAGAGTCTCGCAGGCTGAAGTCTACAAACACGGTTGGATCTGTTTACAGCACTGTTGTTTCATC